ACTTTTGCATCTTCAAAATCTAGTTCTTTACAAATTCTATGAAATTTTTCCATAGTCTTTTTATGAAAAAGACCATCAATAACTTTTACGTATTGTCCTACACCGTAAGGGTTTACTTGTACTGTTTCTTTTTCCATATATCTTTTTTATAATTATGTAAAAATCTAAATGGGTATAATAAATTATTTAATGCGTTTTTACCTGGTTTAGATTTAGTTATTTTCATTTTCCAACTTTCTCTCTTAAAAGGTATTATTTGCACATAAGGTGTACCTTTTGCAATAGTAGTGTTTAGCACAGGATATTTATCACCATTTAAAACAATTGGAAAGTTAATTTCTTTATGAAAAGTATCTGTATCTACAATTCCTGGAATAATACTAAATCTATCATCTGCATTATTCATAGGGGGTAGAAATAAACAAGAATATCCAGGCGGTGTCTTTATATGCCAAGGATTTAATATTTTGTAAAATGGCAAATCTTTATTTTTGCTAACCAACGGAGATCCTGCTAATTGTTCGATATTATGAATCTGTGGATGGCCTTCATGATTGAGATTAATGCCATGATCATG